CTTATACTAGAAGACTTCAACAACTAGTTTGGAGTACTGGAATACTTTCAGCAACAGATTATAATTCAGGCTCAGGGGCTGGAGTAACTGGACCTGCTACATGGTTAAAAATAGGTGGATTTTTTGGTCTTTCAAATGGAACAACTACTACTGTTCAAATAGCTAAAATGAATGAAGCAACATGGCTAGACACAACTTTAACTGTTGGTCATTTTACTAGACAAGATGCTAAAGGTAATAGTTTTCCATGTCGTGGTTTTGTAAAAGATGGTTCAGCAACAATTAGTATACAATTTGGGGGAGGTAGTATAGGTGGTTCACTAGCTTCAAATACTTTTTCTAATCCTGATGATAGTAGTAATCCAGGCTGGTCTATTAGACAGATTGTAGGAATGGGTAATAGTCAAGGTGGTGGAACTAATAATCCAATACAATTCCCTAAACAATACTTTGAAGTAACTGGTTCAACTGCTTCTAGTAACTATAAATCTAGGTGTAGAGGAATATTACTTACAAAAAGTGGAGGAGCTAAACTGTGGATACCCACAGAAGCAATAAGTTATAGTAATACTGTTAAACATCACCCTTCAAGTTTGTCAACTGGTGCAACTATTGCTAACTTTTCTGTAGGAAGTACAAATCACGTTGTAAACCAACAAAGAGATGTTGTAAATGGAGAGATATATAGCTTCTTCAGCACGAATGGTGAGCAAATTAACTTAAAGGTATATTAATATGGCAATAACATTTGAAAGAGCAGACACAATAGATGACGCAACATTTGATATTTTATTTGCAGCATCATTAGACGATATTAAATCAGGAACATTTTTATATCCTGATAGTGTAACAACAGATGATGAAATAAAAACATATGTAAAAAGTGTATTTTTTGACAGCAATACAAACACTAATCATGGAATATTAGTAAAAAAAGATACCACTCCTATTAACTGGATAGTAGGTAATCACAATCCTACTGATACATATACTTGGTCATTGGTTTTAAATGGCACAGTCGATGGAAGTAAAGCAGTATTTTATACATCAGAATGGCATATCAACCATAAAGCATATCAAGAATCTATAGGTGTATCTAAGTATAGAATACCTTGTATTAAAGATAGTCGAGTAGATACATATTTTACAGCAGCTCAATCAGCTGGAGTTATGTTAGGAAACTATACAAAGCTAACTGATGATAATAAATCAGTAAGCCATTGTTGGGAATACTAATGTGGCACTTACCATTTTATATGTTACTTACTTTGGATTAGCTTTATATTCTTTTGTAGCACTATCTTGGCTACAACTTCTATACACATACATACTCTTTTATTTTTTATTAGAATTTACTATGAGTTTGTTTATACACAGATGGGCTACACATAATCTCTGGAATCCACCAGTATGGTTTCAAAACATAATGTCTGTAGTATCACTAACAGCTATGATAGGAACACCAATATCTTATAGTGCATGGCATAGAAATCATCATAGATATGCAGATACTATAGCTGATCCACACAGTCCAGAGCATAGCTCATGGTTATATATTATATTTAGGACACATGAACAAGATTATGATTTATCTTTATGCGGAGATAGACTAAGAAATAAATGGCAATTATTTTTAACTAAATATGAGACAATGTTGGTTTACATGTTGAATGCTATTCTTTTCTTAGTCCTGCCAACTGCATGGTTTCTTACATGGGCTACTGCGGTAGCCATGACTACGTTCTGGGTAATGTTAGTAACAGGTATTATGTGTCATACAGATAAAGTAAGAGACGTACCTTACATGTACCTATTTGCATTTTCTGAATCATTTCATAGACAACACCACATTAAACCAAACCTTACACATTGTTGGTTTGACCCATGTGTATGGTTAGTTAAAAGGTTAGGTTGGGCATGAATCACGCTATCAAGATACAATTATTAGCGTTAACTAATATACTAATATCTATCTGGGCGTGTGTTACATATCCTGAGTACATAGTCTATGGGATAATAGGCTGGGGATTTGTAAATATATTTTCAACTAACATAGCTATACATAGATTTATGAGCCATAGAGCGTTTGAAACTACGCCTATTAAAGCTAAGATACTTAAATATCTTACAATTATATCAGCATTCGGTAGTCCACTATCATGGACAGCACAGCACCGATATCATCATAGATACTCTGGACACCCGACAGATGACAACCAATCACCTGCAAGAATAGGTTATCTGAGAGCATGGCTTACGCTATATGATCATATAACTGTACCTAAAGTAATGGTCAAAGATATACTCAAAGACAAAGATTACATGTTCATCACTAGGAATTATTGGGCTTTACTGTTTACATATGTATTAATTTTGTACACAATAAACCCTATGCTAGGATTATTTCTATTTTCGTTTCCATGTGCTTGCATTTATATAACTGCTGGAGCATTTGGTGTTATACCACATAGCAAACATTTTGGATATAAAGTAGTAGAATCTAAGCCACACTGCACAGCAGTGAACAGCCCACTGACATCATTGATTAGCTGGGGTGAGGGTTGGCATAACTATCATCACACAAAATCAAAAGATTACAGACATGGGCACAAATGGTGGGAGTTAGACCCTCCTGCATGGTGTATAGAAAAATTATTTTTAAAGGGGTAGAATAACGATATGACAGTTCAAGTTACAAATAACGGATTCAGTACATTAGCATCAGGTATAAATAACTCAGTTACAACTGTTGCATTAGCTTCTGGTGAAGGAGCTAGATTTCCTACTCTAACTACTGGTAACTATTTTTATGGAACCCTTATAGATACTTCAAACAATCTTGAGATTGTTAAAGTTACAGCTAGGTCTAGTGACTCTTTGACTGTAGTCAGAGCACAAGATAATACTTCAGCTAGAGCATTTAGTACAGGTGATAGGTTTGAGCTTAGACCTGTAGCTAAACTTTTTGAGGATATACGAACACTAGCTATAGAAGATAGACCTAGAGCACAACCGATTGTAATTAATGGTGATATGGCTATAGCTCAAAGAGGAGATATGACAGGTATAACTTCAGGGCAATATATTACAACAGACAGATTTTTTATTAACATGATAAATCTGGGCACATGGTCTTTTGCTCAATCTACAGACAATCCTGGAAATGGTTTTGGTAACAGTTTAAAAATAGATTGCACAACAGCAGATGCAAGTCCTGCAGCAGGGGATAACTTTTATCTATCAATGCAATCAGAAGGTAGAAACTTACAAGGATTACTAAAAGGAACATCAGCTGCAAAAACATCTACCCTTGCTTATTGGATTAAATGTAACAAAACAGGCAACTATGTTGTTGAGCTTTGGGATAGAACCAACGACAGACATGTTGGTAAAGTAGTAACAATATCACAAGCAAACACATGGGAAAAACATGTATGTAATTTTCCTGCTGATACATCAGGTGCATTAGCTAACTCAAATGCAAGGTCAATAATGATATCTTGGGCTTTTGATTCAGGAAGTAATTTTACATCAGGTACGCTACCAACCTCATGGGCTAGTCGTGTAGATGCAAACAGGTTTGTAGGAACAAACTTAGGACTTGGAGATAACACAGCTAATGAAGTATTGATAACTGGTGTCCAATGGGAAGTAGGAACATTTGATGCTAACAGCATACCTACCTTTCAGTTTGAAGATGGTGGTGCAAGTCTAGCTAGATGTCAGAGGTATTTTCAAATTATAGGACCTACAGGAAGTTATAGTGTTTTTGGTCAATATTATTCAGGCACACATGCAAGACTTCATACTTCATTAATAACTGAAATGAGGTCAGCACCGAGTATAGCTGTTACAGGAACGCTAACTAATGAAATAGAAGAAACAGGTGTTGCATTAAGAACTCCAACTTCTGTAGGTATAGTAGGTAGCTCAACAAATACTATTGCATTTGCAGCAGCAGGAATAAGTGGTGGCACAGTTAGTAATCAAGTTATTTGGAGAGATTATGTTCAATGTGAGGCAGAATTATGAGTTATAAATTAGTAAATGATAATATTACAAACCAACTTATAGGTGTTACTTTTACAGATACAGACAATAATAAAATCAAAATGATACCTAAAGATGACAATAACATTGATTATCAGGAATATCTTGAATGGGTATCAGAGGGTAACACACCAGAGGAAGCAGACTAATGAAAAGAACACCACTACTTATGTACCCCAACGGAACCTTTGCTAGAAGCAACACTATGGTTGAAGGGTGTGTAGTAGTAGAAGAGCCTGAGCTAGAAGAAGAAACAGCTAAAGTGATAGACCAAACTGAGGCTGTTAGAAAAGCAGAAGGCAAATGAAAGATATGAAAGACAATAATGAATTAACGCTTGAGGTTGAGCTTATTAAAAAAGATGTACACGATATTAAGCATAATCATCTAACTCATATTGAAGCAGATTTGAGAGATGTAAAACGAGAAGTTTTTAAGTTTAAATATATAGTTTGGACAGTTATTGCTATTTTTGTTTTAACTACAGATAAGTTTACAGACATATTAAAATTATTATAGGAGAAATATAATGACATATGGAATGAAGAAGGATAAGAAAAAAATGTTTATGGGCGGCGGAATGGTCGGCAAAAAGAATAAAGACGGGAAGTTCATGTACGGCATGGGCGGTAAAGTAATTAAGTCTACAAGGTATGGAAAAAAGTGTAAATAATGGCTGCAGGAACCAAACATTATTTTAAGACAGGTAAAGAGTTTAAAGGTGCTGTGCATAAAATGCCAGGTGGTAAAATACACACAGGTAAAACACATACTGCAAGTTCTAAACCCGTAGTACATTTTAAAGATTTGTCAGCAAAGGCAAAGAAGGTGGCTAGAGGCTAATGGTCCTTAAGAAATATCAAAGTAAAACTGGAGGTCTTAACGCAGCAGGTAGAGCTCACTTTAAACGAAAAGATGGATCTAATCTTAAACCACCTGTTACAGGCAAAGCACCTAAAGGTTCTAAAGCGGCAGGAAGACGAGCAAGTTTTTGTGCAAGAATGTCTGGTGTTAAAGGACCAATGAAAGATTCAAAAGGTAGACCAACAAGAAAAGCGTTAGCGTTGAGGAAATGGAAATGCCGTGGAAAAAAATAAAATTAGCTGGTTGGTTTTTACTTGGAATGATATTAGCTTATGGATTCACTGATGCCCTTGCTGATGTCACGAGTTCTGGTGCGACCACAAACACACAAACTTCAACTTCTGGAAGCCAAACTGCCATAACTGGTGGTTATAATTCTGATACAACAACAACCTATCAATCAGGTAGTAGTTCTACTACGAATGCTACAACGAATAATTCAACTTCAAATGCGGCAAGTCGAACACCTGTAAACATGGCCTCAGCCCCTGGTATGAGCGTTTATGGTCAGGATAGCTGTGTTATACCACTCGCAGCAGGAGTAACCGTAATCGGCTTCTCAGGCTCATTTGGTAGCTATATGGTAGATAAAGAATGCGAAAGAAGAAAATCTACATCAGTCCTAGCTAAACTAGGCATGAAAGTAGCAGCAATATCACTTATGTGTCAAGACGTTGACGTGTGGCAAGCTATGATGGATGCGGGTACACCATGTCCAATAGATGGGTTGATTGGTGAAAAAGCTAAAGCAAGATGGGAAGAACTTGGTGGCTATGAGCAAACCAAAAAAACAAGCTACGTTAAAAGAAACCCAAGCAAAGAAACTGATGACAAAGTAGAACAGTATAGAAAATACAAAGAGAGTATGAATGAAGACCATAGCAATCATAATCATGACTAGCTTTATATTATCTTCATGTGCAAGTAAAACAATAGAGTTAAGACCTATACAGGTATATGGCAGTAATGAGCAAAGCGTACCAACCCCAGTATATGAATGATGGACTTAGATAGATTTAATATTTTATTGTTAGTCATGTTAATCGTTAGCACTTTAGCTAATGCTGAAACTACTAATAACTTATTACCACAACAATTTTTTAACAATAATTCTAACCATAACGAGTGGACATGTAATGATCCATCACATAATCATGGCAACAGTATTGTTGCAGCACATCATGGCGACAGCATTGAAAGAGATGTAAGTTTGTCTGAGCATTTAACAGAAGACCAAATTCAATATGGGTGGTCATCTACACTAGGTGCAGATATATGGCATTGGAATAACCTATCTAGTGAAACAGATATGATTCAGACAATCACAGCTAGTGATGGAACAGTTACAACACAGAAAAGAACAGTAGCTTTTAGTGCGATTACACCTTATCAGACATACACATCTACCTACATAGAAGGTATGAACAGCAATTCTGATTACAATATTAATGTTAAGTTTGACTTTAGAGAGAGTTCAGAAGCTCAATATCATCAAGCAGTCGATCTAAAAAATCCTACACTTGTTGTAGATTATGAGCCTAACCCTATATTTCTAAGCACAATACAGGAAACAGAAATAGCTACAGCAGTAGAGTTTGTAGAAGAAGTTGCTGATATCGAAATAATAGAATATGAGCCACAAGAATTTAGTTTTGAGTTATACGATACTCAAGAAATAATGTTAATGCCTATCGAAGAAGTCTATATAGAGACATTAGCTGTAGAAGAAATTAACACAGGAGTTGTAGAAATATTCAATCTAGCACCACCTGTAGAAGAATTTTCCGAAATGGCAGAACTACCTCAGATAGAAACCTTTGATGAATTGCCTACTATAGGTGAGGAGATAAGATATGACAGTCAAGAGAACTTCTCGGAAGTCGCAACAGAAATCCAAATCGAAGAAAGCTTCTTTGAAGCAGGAGAAAGTTATGACAACCAGGGACCAGTTGAAGGAATTCAAGAAATCGAAAGCTTCTTCGCAGAAGAGCCAATCGCTCAAAACGAAAGTCCCGCAGACTTTGAAAGCGTCGATGAACCAAGACCAGTTGATGAAGAGATTGTCGCAACAAATGAAGGAGCAGAACGATCAACAATGGGAGGACCAGATGAGCAAGAAGTCAGTGGAGATGAGCAAACAATCGCTCAAGAGCAACCTGAACAGATTGATAACGAAAGTGAAACTATTTCTAACGAACCTCAAACAGAAGATACAGTTGTTGCTAGTGAAGAAATAACTAATGAATCTACGGGGGTTGCTGGAGAAGATGAAATTGACAGAGAAGGAGAAGCAAGAACAAGTCGAAATGGAGATGCTGGAGATGAAACTAATGCTAGAGCAGAAGAAGATATCGAAAGCGGAAATCAAGAGGTGGAAGAAAGCGGGAATGAAAGAGTTTCTCCAAGAGATAATCAAACTATTACAGTAGAAAATGTTGAGAAAAAAGTAAACGAGCTTGTAAAAAGAATAGACCAAAGATTAGTAGCTACGTCTGTTATAGTAGCAAAAGCTATGCAAAGTTCTTTTTCTGTAGACAATTATGGTAAAGTAAACAAAGATATACTTAATCAACCGAATATAGATGGAGGTGATTACTTTGAAACAAGACAATATATTGATGTTAGAAATTTATATGCTGAGAATCAGAATGTTTATGGTGACCCTGTTGCACAGTACCAAAAGAATGTTCAGGATAAAGTAGACGAAAGAATTAGAGCAGAAGAACACTTAAGGAGGATTCGTGGATATTAAAACCATAGCGACTGGCATAGGACTAGTCATAACCATAGCAGGACTTTTTGTTTACCAAGGACAATTAATTACAAGAGTTGATGTTCTTGAAGCTCAAAAGGCAGTAAACATTAAACCATTAGAACAAGATATAGCAATTAACAAAGCTGAAATAGCTGTACTCAAAGCAAAAGTAGATGAGATAAAAGCTCGTTCAGATAACCCGTTGAGGTAACGATATGTTTGGAATGCCAATGGAATTATTGAGTATGCTCGCAAGTACGGTACTTGGGGGAATTATGTCTATTCAAGCACAGAAAGGTCAAGCTCAAGCAGAGCGTGAGAAAATGTTAATGCAACGTGCAGAATTTGCAGCTCAACAAACAGACAAAGCAAGAGAAGTATCTGACCCACATACCAAGCACACTAGACGTTGGATAGCATTGATGTGCGTATTCAGTATTATTGTAGTGCCAATCGTTGCACCAATCTTTACTGATGTTAATATCGCTTATCAGATAATGACTGAAGCAGATAGCGGTTGGTGGATATTTGGTGAGGTATATGAGACATCATACTTTGAAGCAGGCAATACAGTTTATATAACAAACCTACAATCACACACTATATTTTCTATCATTGGATTGTATTTTGGTGGTTCATTAACGAGGAAATAATATGGCAAAGTTATGTGCAAAAGGTAAAGCAGCAGCTAAAAGAAAATTTAAAAAGTATCCATCAGCTTATGCAAACATGTACGCATCAGGCGTATGCTCAGGCAGAATAAAACCTGGAGGTAAAAAAAGTGGCACAAAAAGGGCTAAAAAAGTGGGTAGGTGAGAAGTGGGTAGACATAGCTAACCCAAGATCTGATGGCTCATTTCCTCCATGCGGTAGAAGTAAAGGAGAGAAAAGAGGTAAGTATCCTAAGTGTGTGCCTTCTGCTAAAGCAAGAAGTATGTCTGCTGGTAAGAAACGTGCAGCAGTTAAACGTAAACAATCTAAAGATAATTCATCTAAGGGTAAGCCTGGGTACGCAAGAACATAATGGCATCAATTAAAATAACACAGTTTAAAGGTGAGGCTCCGAGAGTATCATCAGAGTTACTAACAGATACAGCTGCTCAATTAGCTTATAATGTAAAGCTATATTCTGGAGATCTTATACCATATAGAGTTCCAAAAATTTCAGATAACATATCAAGAACAGGAACTATAGAAACTATATATCCTTTAAAAAATCCAGATACAGATGCTAATGTTTGGCTTAGTTGGACTACTGACGTTGATATAGTTACGCCAACAGATGCTTCTGATGAAGAGCAAAGATATTATTATACGGGTGATGTTAAACCTAAAGTATCTACTTATGCTTTATCTACAACAGGTTCAGCTCCATATCCAGCTAATGGCGGATGCTATGATTTAGGATTAGATGCACCAGCTACGACAGTTACAGCTACAGCAACATCTTTTTCTGTAGTGAGTTCTACGCACTATGAAAGAGATTCTGGTAACACAGCTACTTTTTATGGGTCTGGCAATCACAACTTAAGTTCAGGAAATATAGTAACTGTAAGAGATTTTGGTACTTCAGACGAAGCAAAATCTTTTAACGCTACAAATGTACAAGTAACTGTGATTAATGCTACAGATTTTCAATACTTTAGTTCGGGAGATACAGTATCAAAAACAGCTAACACTACTGGTAGAGCTGATATGGCTGGCAATACACAGATAAGAACTTATATATACACACACATTACGCCTTGGGGCGAAGAATCTGTGCCGTCATCTGTGTCTAATGAAATATTTATTAAAGAGGGACAAACAGTTACTATATCTAACATACCAACAGCTAAACCAAGTGGAGATAACTTTGTACGAGGTATAAATTTATATCGTAGTGTTACATCAGCAGAAGCTTCAGATTTCTTTCTACTTGATACTTTATGGTTTCCAACAACCACAGCTAACCTATCACGTGTCGGGTCTACTAATATAGCTACAATTACATTAGCTCTCCCTCATAATATGGTAGTAGGAAATAGGTTTAAACTATCAGGAACTACAACTGATAGCGGAAACTTTAATGTAACTGGTGGGATAGTACTTAGTGTTGTTGATAGATTAACATTTACTTATAGTAATACAGGTGGAGATATATCATCTACAGCAGATGCTAATGGAACTTTGTTTCACGATGTTGCTGAACTAGTTGATGATACAGCTAGATATTGGGGAGATGGAAATGCTTTTAATTTTACAGATGATTTTTTAATATCAAATCTAGTTACAATACTAGAATCTACAGACTATGATAAACCAAAATCTACTATGAAAGGTTTAATACCGATTAATAGTAATATGTTGGCGGGTTTCTTTGATAACCAAGTATGTTTCTCATTCCCTGATAAACCACATGCTTGGCCTATAAAGCACAGAATAACTGTTGATGATACTATAGTAGGGTTACAATCTACAGGAGCTTTTACTTTAGTACTTACAGAAAAATATCCTTATGTTATAACAGGAAATAATCCTGAAACATTAGAGCTTAAAAAAATAAATGTTGAGTATCCGTGTATTGCTAAAAAATCTATAGTAAATATGGGTTATGGAATTGCTTGGGCTACTAATGGTGGTTTAGCTCTATATGATAATTCTGGTCTTACTTCTTTAATTACAAAGGGTATTCATGACTGGGATACATGGTCTGAAACCATAGATCCAACTACTATTATAGGTCAGTATTATAATGATAAATATTTTGGGTCACATTCTTTAGGTCTTTTTATTTTTGAAAGAGAAAAAGAAGGGGGTTACTTTACAACTAGTCAGTATAATTTTAATGCATCTTACTTAGATAGTTTGTCTGATATTCTATATTATATTGATAACACTGTTGGAGATATAAAAGAGTGGGATAGAGAAGGGCAGATTTTTGCTCCTTTAGAATGGAAATCTAAAACTATAGTTACAAAAAACTATATGAATATGGGTGCTGCTAGAGTTATAGCAGATTATACAGATATAACTAACGAGAATGTAAACGAAACAGCATATAATAATACTGTTCCTACGTTTAATGCAGCAGTGTGGGCAGCAAGTCAACAATTAGGTTGTTTAAATGGACCTACAGATTACACAGATAGTAGTAGCAACAGGGTAGAGAATATAGGAACTCTTAACGCTTTCCCTGTAAACGGAGATAGTCAGACACAAACCCTAAAAGTTTTATCAGGAGTATTACCTGTTACGTTTAAGTTATTTATAGACAAGGAAATAGTGTTCCAAGGAACTGTACAATCAAGTGATATATTTAGATTACCTTCTGGATATAGGTCTGATACATTTGAAGTCGCAGTATCAGGATCAGCTAGAATTAGAGCAATACATTTAGGTGAAACACCTAAGGGATTAAGTACAGCATAATGGCTAGATTTACATCAATACCACCTATACAAACTGAAGGTCTTACAGATTATCAAAGTCTGTTGGTAGCAAGCATGAAAGAAAATGTAGAACTTTTAGCAGGTATAAGAGGTGAAGAAGATGGACAGAGTAAAGCCGTTACAAAAGGTGACATATCTGTAAACTCTCTAGGCTTACAAAACATGCGTCAAGTATCGGCAAAAGGGTCGGGCTTTACGATAAGTGGTCAAGACGTTGTTAGCTTAGAAGATTATGCTAAACTATTGACAGATGTACAAACATTAGCAGATGACTTAGCTTTTACAAGAGCTGTGTTAAATGCTTTAATATTACAGATAAAAGGATAAAATATAGTTATGAACGATAAAGATTTTATGATGCAAAACGAAACTCAATTAGGACTTGAAGTTCCTTCAAGTAACTCTTTAGATTTACCTTCTGACATACAGCAAATGATGGGCATGTCCCCTCAAGATGGTATTGTAACGTACCAAGAAGGCGGTATGGTTCAACCAGCTGGTGTACAAATGCAACAGCAAGGACCAAGAGATGGTCGAACTATTGATATGGAAATTGACCAGTCGATGAAACAGAATCCTGAAGTTGTTGCTAGAATTAAAGCGGCAATAGAAGCTGGTATAAGATCAGGTGAACTTAACATGGAAGAGCTAAGTATGGCAGTTGAGTTGGCTAAAGCAGTTTTAGATAATCCGTCTATGTATCCACAAATTAGACAGTTTGCTATACAAAAAGGTCTAGCTACAGAACAAGACTTACCTGTAGAGTATGATGAAGGTTTAATTATAGCTTTGATTTCAGCAGGTAAAGCAATGAATGCTGACGTACAGTTTACTGACCAACCAGTACAAGATATGAAAGATGGTGGTTTATTAGAAGTACCATCTGATAATACAGGGCTATCCAAGCTACCTGAAGATGTAAGAAATAACATGGGGTATATGCAAGATGGCGGTGTATTGAAAGGACCATCACATAGCGACGGTGGTATACCAGTTAAAGTAGCTGGTGTTGACAATGCTGAGATGGAAGGTGGCGAGTACGTTATACCTAAGAAAGTTGTTTTAGCTAAAGGCACAGAATTTTTTGATAAAATGTTAGCTAACTATGAGGATAAAGCATAGTGTTAACTGAAATAAAAAAAGAAGAGCTTAAGTATGAGCCCCAATTACTATCATCGAAAGAGTTATTAGATAAATACTGGGGTCAATGCACACCACTATTTCAAAAATGTATTGATAAGCAAATGGATGGAGAGCTAGGTGTAGAAGATATTTACTCCAAAACTTTAAAAGGCCAGATGTTTGTTATTGCAGTTAAGAATGATAGCACTGAAATACCTGACGTAAAGTTAGCTTTAGCATTAGAACTAGTATATTATCCAAAGTATACAGCTATGAATGTAGTGGCTTTAGGCGGTAAAGATTTAAAAAATATGATAGACATGTTTTGGAAACATGTTTGCGGTTGGGCAAAAATTTGTGGGATAAAAAAGATGGAGTGTTCTGTACATCCAGCAATGCAAAAAGTTTTAGAAGGCGTTGGGTTTGAACAAAAGTATATCCAACTAAGACAAGATTTAACGGAGAATTAGATGTCTACAGAATTAAACCCCTTAGCAATTTCAGTTAAGAATTACAACCAACATACTATACACCCATTACATCCAACAATGCACGGCGGCGGTGGAGGTCTAGGTTCTATTATTTCAGTAGTAGCAGCGGTAGCAATACCTGTTTTTGCTGGTCCAATTGCTGCGTCACTAGGTGTATCATCTGCTATAGCATCTGCAACAGGACTTGCGGCTGGCGGTATAGCAGCAGGAGCTCTTGGCGGTGCTGTTGTTGGTGCTGGATTAGGTGCTATAACAGCAGTAGTTGCAGGACAACCAATATCTAGAGGTGCATTATCGGGTGCAATAGGTGGTGCTATAGGCGGAGGACTAGATGCATATGCTTCTTCTCAACCTATTATCGGTGCGGATGGAGCACCACAACTTGTAGATGGAACTACGACACAAGCGGGTGTAAACCTTACAGATCCTACAGCTGTAGCACAATCAGCTACTACACCATACGCAACTGTACCACAATCACCACAAAGTATAGCTCTTGCAGCTCAAGATGCAGCTTTTATAGAGCCTACAGTTCTTGGTAAATTAAAAAATATAGGGTTAGCTTCTGTAGAGAGAATAGCTGATGACCCTGAAGCAGTAGCAAACTTAACTTTAAAAGCCGCTGGTAGACTTGTTGGTGCAGCTTTTGTACCAGATTCAGCTACAGCTGGGCTGACTCCAGAGGAAGAAAATACTGTTAATAACATAGAAAAAGAATTAGAAGTACTAAGAGCGAGAGATACACAAGCATTTAATGAGAAAATTAGAATAGCTGGTGACTTCTTAATACAAGCAAAAAGCCTTGACCCAGAGTATTTTGCTAATCAATTTGCTAATACAGCAAAAATAGCAGCAGCTAGGTCAGGTCTAAAAACTAGAGAACAAAAATCATTTAATGCTCCGTTCTTAGAAGAGAGCCTTGCAGACACAAATAGAATGAGCTTAACTCAGTTTGGTGCAGGTGCTAAAGCATATGATGCTGGTCTTAGACAAGGTCAGTCATTACAGAATAACGCTTTAACCCAAGCATCTAATATATACGAGGGTATAGGCAGCTCTGGACAAACAACACCATATCTACAAGGACAGCTTGGATTAGGTGAAATATATGCATCAGGTAGAGTAGCTGGTGATGAAGCAAGATCAAATATAGTATCGGATATAGCTGGTTTAAATACTGGTCTAAAATTTGTAGATGAAGAAGATGAGAATAAGACTAAAGGAGCGATAGGATAATGGCAAGAGGTGTTTTAGGTGCAGCTTATAGTGTAGATAAAAATGCCTATAATAAAGGAGTTGCAGATGAATTAAACCTACAAGCTTTGCAAAGAGCTAACACTGCAAGACGAATGATAACGTCTAATAATAACTATGGAGTTACTCAACCTGATGCATATCAAAATCCTTTTGATAGTCCTATTCAAGAACAAGGTAGAGTTATGCCAGACCCAAGGGCTGGTGGTCAGTATATGACTGTTCCTGGAAGCGAACAAGACAAAATGCTAGCAGACCAGGACAAAATGAATTTTCCAGACTCACCACCTAAAGTGGTATTGCCAAGAGCTTCAGTTATAAGACAAGCTACAAGGCAAAAACAAGATGTGGGTTTAGGTTCACCTAGACCTGAGACAGGAGGTATGATTTTTGGACTAGGCCCTAGATTTACGGGAGACCCTAAGATGGTAGATGAAGCTGTCTTATCTAGAGATATAGCAGGAAACATTGCATTCCAAACATTTCAACCTGGAGACTCTATACCTGGTCTATTTACAGGTACAACTACATCACCAACAATAAAATCAGATGATGAGCCAGAAGCAAAAGGTATCTTATTCGGAGCTGGCCCTAAATTTAAAACTCAAACAGAAGAAACGACTGAAGAAGTTATAGTTAATAACACAGGTAAAAAAGTAACACTAGATAAGACAAAGCTTTCAGAGTTACTTGAGTCATCTAATGATTCCGAACCACGTGATGCCGAGATAAAAGATATAACGAGTATGGGTGTAATAATTAGAATGAGGGAGGATCAAGTTAATAAGCCTTCTAAAGGTTTGGGTCAAGTAGCACGTGACATGATAGAAGATAGAAAATTTATTACTAATAAAATAATGAGAAACCAAAGACTTGCTGAGGTATATAGAAGAGTTGGAGATGCTACAAATTACCAAGCGGCTTTAACTGCATCAGATTCGCTACGACAAGAGTTAAGAGAATACGATAATGCAATAACCTTAGCTATAGGTAAAGATGCTTTAGCTGATTTAAATTATAGTAATAATGCATCTCGTGTATCTCAAGTTTTATCTAGGATTTTAAACAGAAACATTGAGATTGTTCCTAATTCATATGACAACAAATTTACCATGCTTGTAGATGGCCAAGTAAGAGAACAAGGATTATCAAAAGCACAGATGTCAGATAGGGTTAATAGCCTAACAGATTCTGGATACAGACAACAAAAAATTAAAACAAGAATGGAACAAGCAAAAATGTTATTCCAGGGTAATATAGATAAAGATAAAGAGCTGACTGTTCTTTTAGGTAATATAAAACTTGAAACACTAAAAGGTAAAGTACAAGCAATGATAGAAAGAATTAAAGCTGACAATACATTAAATATAAAAGCCTTTAATGACGGGACAGCAATACTACAAACAGGGCCTGGCCAGTTTATGTTCTTTAACCCATACTCACCTGATCCGTTAAATGAGGGAGGGACTATGCCTATGTTTAAAAGCTTATCAATGCCTTATACAAATACACAAGCAAATCCCTATAAACAAGGTTTTAAAAAACCAGAATAACGGAGCTATAAGTGGTAGAAAAAGTAGGTCTACAGACAACAGGAGACTTTGGATTTACTTCTACTGATTCTAACACCCCACTAACAAATGATTTTGGCTTTAGCGAGCCTCTTGATAATACAGGTATGCAAGGTCTAACAGCTTTTGATGCTGCCTACTCGGACTCAATAGCTGAATTAGACGCTGTGGAAAAAGGGTTTGACGCTCCTGTAGGCCCTCAAGTATTATACAGTCCCTCTACGCAAAAAATGTTTGTCAACGGTTCAACGTTTAATGTTGACGATTACCAATCAGCTGTAGAATCAGAACGATTTTTAGATATGCCCCCTGCTAGGCCACCGAAAGATGTAGCAGATTGGCAAACTGTAAGCCCCGAATCATTTACTAAGTATATACAAAAAACAGTAAACCCTAACCGTGGTACTTTGATTGGTAGAAATCTTGAGATAGGTGGTAGTAATCTAAAGATGTTAGCTGGTAGAGCAGCACAGTTTTATGGTGCTGAAGAAACAGGACAAGAGCTTGTTAGTGAAGCATTAGAGGAACTACGTGATAACCAACCATTTCAAAGAGAGTTTACAGAAATAGAATTTGGCAGCGAAAGTGGTAATGGTGCGATAGATTGGTTTGTAGCAAACTTTGCACAGCAAGGACCCAATTTACTTGAAACAGTAGTAGTAGCTGGTCTAGGATATGTATCTGGTGGTGGGGCTTTAAATCCATTGTCAGGTGTAGGTAATGCAGTCCTTTCTGTAATGGGTAAAGAAGGATATAAAAAAGGATTGCGGATAGCTGCAGAAAAATATGCTAAGGGCGAAGCCTTAACTAGAGGTGAAAGAAAATTATTACGTGAGGCAACAGGTATAACAGCTGCTGTGGTAGCTAGAAATCCAAAAGGTTTATATGGTAATACAGCTGGTGAAATACTAAATAGAAAACAGTTTTTAAAATCGCAAGTTGGTAAACAAAAATTAACAGCAAAAACTATTGGTGAAAAAGCAAGGCTAAGAGATAAACTTGCAGGTGCTACAGGTGCTGTTACGCTGTCTGCACAAACTATGGGTATAGGAGATATCTATGGTGAGACTATAGAACAAGGAGATCCAAGTAGATTAAAAGCTTTTGCTGGTTCTCTACCGTATGCAGCAGCTGAACTGCTACCAGAGTTTATTTTAGCTAAAAAAATATTTGGTGTTAACCCCAAAAAAATAAAAAGCACTATTGATAAACAAGGCAATCCGCTACTTGCACCAGAAAAAAACGTATTGGTAGGAGCTACAGATACAGCAGGTAGAGTAGGGTCAGGGTTTCTTGTAGGTGGTACATTAGAAGGGGCTACAGAATTAGGTCAAGAAAGTATACTGCTTGGTTTAACAGGACAAATGAGTGATGCCGAAACAACTAAAAGGTTGATTAATTCTTTTGCAGCTGGGTTTGCAATAGGTGGTCCAATAGGTGGAGCCGCTAACATTATAAAAAATAAAGAGCCTACAGATATTTTAGGTAGTAGTGACCCTCAACCAACTACTACTAAAGATAAAATACCAGAAGATCCAAGTAAGTCTAACCCATTAAATTTTTCAGGTCGTGGTGGGCAGCCTATAACACCAGAACCTATAGCTCGTTCTAGAGATTTAAGGAGGCAGTCTATAGTATCGACTCCAGCTCCTCAAGTTGCAGCTGCTATACCAGCAGGACAACAATTCTTAATGGACCAAGGGCAACAAATAAATGATAAAAAAGCTGACGTTAAACAGCAAGATTTCTTCCAAGAGCAAGCATTAAAAAGACAAGAAACATTAAAAACAAAAAATGATACTAGAAAAAGAAATGCAAAAACACGTGAAGATAAACTTGCAGAAGATCTAAATATAAAAAAAGCTACTACTGAAGATTTAGAAAAAAGACTTAGTAAAGAAAATAAACTACAAGACCAAGATAAAGAGAATATAGACTCTCTAGATGACACGTTAGATAACACTACAGGTTACTCTATAGGACAGACTATCGAGTACTATGAACCCGATGGCACAGTAAATACAGCTGAGATTAAAGCTATAAATAAAAATGGAAATATCTTTAAAGTTGTAAAAAAAGGTAAGAAGACCCAAGAGTTATTAGACGCAGACGATATAAATACAAATTCTAATGCTCCTGATTATCTTTTAAGAACTCCTGACCTTAACATACAAGGTACAAAAGCTAATGATTATAATTTAAACCAAACAAAACTTATTTTAAAAAACCTTAGAGAAAGATATAAAGAATTACTTCCTAAAGGTGACAAACTTGTATTAAAAGATTTACAACGAGATATAACAGCCTTTAGAAATAGGCTTAGAATATTAGAGGAAGTAAATACAAGGAGAATGAATTTACAAGAACAAAAAAAAGCTGAGCAGAATACCCCTAATATACTCGATGACACTTCTGTTCAGCCCAATGAAGATCCTACAAACCCATTAGCACTTAGACAGCAAAGAATAAAAGAATCTAAGATAGCAGCTAAAGATGTAAACGATGGTAGGTATAAATTAAAAGGCAATAGAATTGTAGGCATTATGAGTGTTGAAGAACTAGTTACACAAAGAAACAGACTAGTTGCTAAATCAAAAAAAGACAAACGAGATAATCGTGACTTAGAAGCTGTTAACAATGCTATTAGTGCTGCAGAAAAAAGAGCAAGAGATGCTGCTGTCCCAGGAGCTGCTGTTGCAGGAGCAGTTGTAGCAACAGACACAAGTAAAACTACTGCTCAAGCTTTAGAAGATAAATTACAACAGGAGAATGTCAATGCCAATCAAGAGCAAAGCCCAGCTGAAGTGGCTGCAAGAGAACCGACCACAGATAGCGGAGGAGTTGCTGAGAGAAACCAGCAAGAACCAGAGGCTCAAGCTACCGCAGAAAGTCAAGAAGACCAAGGACAAGTTGAAGATGGAGGAACGACTACGAGCTCGAACCAGGCGATCGAAATTGACAACCAAGCTAGCAAAGAACAAATTCTTGAACCAGCCAATAGGTCGGAGCAAAATAACGTAGTAGCCTACAACAAAATTAAAAACGATTCTTTTGGTTATGGACCAACGTTTGAAGAGCTACCATCAGAATTACAACAGGATGTTTTAGGTTTTAGTGAAGTTAACCCACAAAATGTTGAAGATACTTTTGCTTTATACAATGAGTATATTGAAAATAATAATCTATACGCAGACCAATTTACTAATTATGTAAATGTATTTGAAGAAGCTGAAACTTCTTCAGAAAAGATACCAGCTATACAGAATTTAATTAGATTAGCATATGGAGCCCAAGGTACTGAAACAAGTGGAGCAGTCTATAAACGTGCTATTGATTATTTAGATAATGCTTTAGACCAGACTAATATAAAAGATGTAACTGATATAGATAGAACAAATATAAGAAATGTATTTACAGAATTTATAAATTTAAATGTTAAAAAATCCGCATCAACTTCTAGAACAACTGACGGTGTAAGTATGAATGTGCCAAACCCTTGGTATAAATTTGCTATAAGTAATAACTTAATGGAAGTAGACCCCATGACAGGGATTTTAGATCAGAAAGATATAACGTTAGAGATTACAAGATTGCCTACTAATGTAAGAATTAAACAACCTGAAGTATCTGGCGACATAATAAAAAACAAAGCAAGTAAAAAAGAAGACGTAGCTCCAGAATCTTTAAGCTATAACCAAGCATTAGAAGAACTTGATACATTTATTGATGATTCTATACAAAGACTTCAGTTAATAAACAGCAAAACTAATAGTAAAAAAACACAGAGGGTAGAAAAACTTTGGGCTGCAGTTAGGGAAACAAATCCTGATGTAGTAACTAGAGTTAATGAAGGTGGGAAACCTAGAGGTATACCAATTAAAAACTATTTTACTAATGGCAAATTAAATTTAAAACAAGACGGTAAGGGTAGCTTTGTAGTCACAACCGAAACAGATGCTCAAAGACGAGAGAAACAAAGACTTATACAAGAAGCTAGAAATAAAAAAGAAGAGGGGCGTTATAAAAATTATGACAGTATCAATGGTGACTTCTTTGATAATGATGGCAAACCAATAACGAGTACAGTTCCGCAAGGTAAAATAAAACTTATGGTAAGCTCATTTATTAGCAGACTAAAAGTAAAACCTAATGTAACTGTAGTAAAAAATGCAGAAGATTTAAGAATTAAAAATCCTAAGCTATACAATAGGGCTGTAGCTGGTAGACCAAACGGTGACTTCGGTCAATTAAATGCAGTAGGTTACTCTATTGGTGATCAAGTAATTATATTCTCAGACTTTGCTAAAACTGAACAGCAAGTTAGGTTTGCTCTGGCTCATGAAACTTTAGGCCACTTTGGTTTTAGGGCATTCATGCCAGAGAAACAGCTAAATAAAATTCTTAAAGAGATATATGATACGGATGGTTATGTAAGAGCGGCAGCTGACAGAAGAATAGAAAGAGGTGAAAGTAAATTTGAAGCAGTAGAAGAAGTTATAGCTGACAGTGCAGCAAGTCTTGACGCAAATATAATACTTAAACTTTGGAACGCTGTTAAGAATTTTTTAAATAAACTAGGTATGACGTTTGAAGATGACTTAGCTAGGTACTTAGTAAACCAGTCTCGTAGGAATTTGTTTAGAGGCGGGTATGGTGTTGTAAGTATGGAAACATTAACATCAAACATGCGTCGTCTAGCTAGCGAAAGTACATATGGTAGATACCATATAGAAACTAATAGGGCTGATTTAGGTAGTAGGCTCGTTGGGTTTCTTTCTTCTACTAAAAATCAAGGAGCAAACAACGTTGCAAATACTTATGACTACTTAGTAAGAACTAAAAATAATATTACGGGTGGACCACTTGCAGATAGATTAGGTAAAGCTCTACAAGAAGTACAAACTTTTGATAACTTATCAGATAAAAATGAAGGTGCTCAGTTAATATTTAACTTGTTTCAAAGAGCAACCGCTACAACTAGAGAGCTACAACAAAAATATGAAAAGCTAACTGAGTTTACTTTGTCATCAGGTCTTGATAGACCACCAAGTAAATATGATTCTAATGCAACTCAAGAAGAAGTAGAACAGGCTGGCGAGTTATTAGCTTATGCTAACGCATATATAGCACAACAAACATCGGAACTTGATATACAAAATGCTCCTTCTTTAATATTGTTAGAAAATAATATGTTTAGAATTAACCCCGAAGCAGTAGCAGAACTAAAACAAAGAGGAATACTTTCTAAAGAACAATTTCAAGAAGGTTTTGACATAACTTTACCTGTTACAGAAGGTACAGATACTACTGAAAACTATAGAATGGAAGAGATATCAGATAGAGTCTATGACATTTACTTAGAACAAAGAGAAGCAATCAATACAGCAGCCATAGATCTTTTATCTGCTAATTTACAGAACATAGAAAATGAAAAAGATAGTATAGCACATACATTTGCAGAGCTAGTCGGCAACGAAGGCTTTAATACAGAGACTGAAAACAAAACATTAAAGAATATTATTAATAAATATATAGAATTATATCAAGAAGACTTTACACAAGAAGGGTCTGCTATAACTTACAACGATACATCTAGGAAAAGAGCTGAAGAATTTTTAAGAGAAGTCAACCGTGCCATGCATACAGAAGAAAAATTAAACGACTGGATAGCAGGTGAGGCTGGGATAGAATTTAAAAATGAGTTTGCAGGTGATGAATTTGCAGACATTATTGAAGGTTTAAAAAAACTTAATGTAATATTTAAAGGTAAAGATAAGTTAGCATATAAAATTACTGAGTCAATTAAAGGACTATATATACTAGACAACAAAAATGTTGGAGCAGAGTATCGTGCTAAACAAACTTTAATGGATGGTTATGTGCCGTTCAAAAGAAGTGGTAGCCATGAAGTTTTAGTTACGGCAGTAGACCAAAAGGGCAATCCTATATCGCTACCCGCTATATACAAAGACTCGTTACCGTACTATCAAGTTGAAGGAAGGCTTGATGCTGAAAACATGGTAGAAGAAGTTAACAAAGTATTTGGAGATACTGAGTTTGTGATACCTGATAACGATGGTCAGGATATAACTGATGGTCAGGATATAACTGTTAGGTTTAAAGCTAGTTACGGAGATGTAAGATCTAATTCACCTGCTGCTGTTGACGGTAATTTATCAGAGTTTTTAGGGAACTTACAAAGATTTAATGTACCTTTAGGTGTAGAAAAAAGAGAAGAAATTATAAAAGCTTTTACAGCACAAAACGATAGGATGAGAAAAAGTTTAAAGAAAAGTTTTCAACCTGGGTTTGACACTACAAAAATTATACAGAATATAGCAGAGCATTTAGAAACACAATCACACGCAGCAGCTAAAGCATACTATAGATTTAAGCTAACTAAAATTATGCAGGATTCAGATTTATTTAAAGGTAATATAAATAAATTAAAAAAACTAGAAAAAAGAATGCTAGACCAAGAGGCAAGAGCAAAAGCTGGTAACATAAACGAAGAGACATTATTAGAATCACAAAGAGAGTATGATGCTTATGCTCATATGTTTTACTACAGTGCACCAGCTGGTTTAAATTCTGTTAATCTATATTCAGGCAGGGGTACAAACCGTACAAAACAAACATCTAAAACTTTAGGTAGGTACAATGTATATCAAGCAAAAGCTCAAGAACTAGTAGCTTTCTATGATGGTGCTAAAAATATAGATGTTTCTACAGAAGACTTATTATCAGGTGCACCAGGTTCATTGCTAAAAACAGCAACAGTTGCGTTTCAATTAGGTGGATCTGTTGCTACAGGTTTAATTAACTTAGTATCTTTAATTACTCACACCATACCATACTTAAGTACATACAATTCTAGGAATGGATACGGAGGTGGATTTGGAATGATGCAATCTTCAGGTTATGTATTCGATGCTATCAAAGATATGTCAGACCTAGGCGGTTCTATATCAAGAGAAAGAAGTACAGGGTTAGCTAAATATGCTTTTGTTGAAAAAGTTAAGAACGATAAAAAGTTACAGGCTAAATATAATTTAAAACAAGACGAAGCAGATGTTTTATTTGATGCAACTAGACAAGGTGTACTTCAAGCTGCACAATTTAATGCTCTTGTAGGTACAGCTAGAGGAGGTGTCTCTAGATATAGAGTCGGCACTTCGTTAATGAGAACATGGATGAGTGTGTTTTCTTATACAGAACAACTTAACAGACGAGCTACATTCTTAGCTGCATATAGAATGCAAAAGAATAGATTGATGGCAGGTAGAACAGATAAGGTTTCAAATGAAATTAAAAATGAAGCCGAAGCATTTGCTATAAAAGCTGTAAATAAATCTCAAGGTGAGTATGGAATGTTTAACAGACCTGAAATGGCTCGGGGTAATATACTTCAATACATCTTTATGTACAAACAGTTTGTTATTATTACTGTTCAACTAATGAGAAACTTAGGTCGAAAAGAACAAGCAGCTATGATGCTTCTTTTACTTTTTGCTGGTGGGTTAAAAGGATTACCATTTGGTGAAGATCTTTTAGATTTATATGATACCTTAGCTCAAATGTTTGGTTTTAAAGTAGGACCTGCAGATAAAGACATAGCAAAAGCAGCAGAGAAAGTGTTTCCAGGGTTTGGTCAGTATGCTTTAAGAGGTTTTCTAGACAGTGCAACAGGTGCAACCATATCCACACGGTTAGGGTTTGGAGATATTATCCCTGCAACAGGTGCGTTTAAAGCTGGGGCAGATCCATGGCGTGAAGCTTCAAACTTTTTAGGTCCTGTATGGTCTGCTGCTACACAAGCTACAGGTTTTGCTACAGATAGTGTTAAACTTGCAGCACAATCATTAGGATTAAAAGATGATTCAGGTATGACAATGGGAAGTCTACTTAGGTCTGCACCGCTTGGTGGTGTAAGAGGTATAACTGAAGCTGTTATATATGGTATGGATGGAACAATTACAAACAGGTCAGGAAAACTTATAAAGAATGATGTATCAGGTTTAGAAATATTCTTTAGAGCATTAAACTTTCACCCAGCTGAGGCTACAAGACAAAATGAAATTATTCGTATGAATAAACAGACAGCTGATTATGCTAAAACATTTAAACAAAATTATATTAATAGATATGTAAAAGCAAAAACAAATAAAGATTTTAAAGAGGTAGCTAAAATCATGAGAGGAGTAAATGAATTTAATAATGATTATAGAGGTACTCCATTTGAGATAAGAAACTTTGCACCATCTGCTGAACGTGCTTATAAGTCATCTACGCTACCCGTTGCAGCAAGGTACAAGAAGTTTGCTCCTAAAAATATAAGACCTGAGGTACAAGAGATGCTAGATATGTATGGATATACTGCAGCTGATCTTAAATAAACTAATCCTTATCTAATACTTGTAGCTGACCGTATGATAAATCATCAGCTTCTACATCTGCATTATCAAGCAAGCTCTGGAATCTAGGATGTGTTAAGTTAAATCCTACAACGTATGTCTGTGCTAATTTAACAGGAGTATCTTTACCTAGTGAAGCCTTCTCAGATTTAGGAGTTGCAACTACATTCTCATCCATAAGTTCTTGCTTAAATGTTTTATAGTCAGCACCACGTATGGATAACCACTTCCTAAAATGTGTTCTATCAATCATCATAGTTCCTTTATCAAATGGCTCAGCTGCAGATTTCCTAAACACATCAAGTCTTATTCTTATATCACCTCTTGGTATTCTAGAGAAATCAGGTTGTGCTTTCTGCCCTGTTGTATGCATGATAGTAACGGATGTATCAGCTGAATCAGCCATGTACTCTGCAACAAGATCGAATGCGTCTACTTGATTCTCTTGTACTGACCTGCGTATCGCACCTATTTGTGCTAGTACCCATTCAGTAGACTGTTCATAGTCATAATCAATAAGACCCCAATCTTTTGCTAAGCTCATAGATAAGTCAGCAAGTATAATAGATTGCTCCCAGTATCTTTCTTGACCACCAAAGTTACATCTATATTTCTTAGCAAAGTTATCTGAAGCTTCAGCTATAATAGATTGAATACCTTCTTCACCCATCTCTACTAAGTTCTTTATAAATATTTTGCCTGCATGTCCATAGTTTGTATGAATAGCTTGGTATATCTTCTTACCTACATCACTGTTCCTTGTAAATACATCAGTCTGAGGTACTGTTAATTCTAATAATCTAGCCATCTGTGCGTCAGTATCAAGACCAGAAGCTATAAGTTTACTTTGTAAAGACTTGTTGGTAGATACCAATACGGGTGTAGCCCAAGTCTTAGCGTCCCTTTCTTCAGCATTTCTATTAAGCCTTGCCTTGTCACGCCCTTGTGATACCCAGTAGCAGAAGTCTCCGACCTCTTTATCACTCATCATGGTTACTTCATCTATTGTAAGAGGTAGATTGCCATACGTACCAAGGCGTGAGAACAAAGCCATCTGAGTATACTTAGCTGCAAAGTGTAGCTTCTCAGGATCTCCGTATATAGACTGAGCCCAGTACTGAGCTAATGTTTTACCACCACCTGTTGGACCATACAAAGATATCGTTAGTCCTTTGAGCCCTGTAAAATTATATAGTGGTGCTGAGAATCCTACACCTAATGCAAACATGTGTGATTTTAAATGGGCTTTCTCCATTATAGACGTGAGGTTTACCCATTGTTCTAATGAACCTTTAGTATTATATAAGTCCGCACCTTGTCTTTGTATTATAGACGCTAAGCTTATAGTCTCTTCTACTACAGAGCCGTCAGGCTTACGCTTGATTAATGTGTTACCTAGTAGGAAAGATTTATTCTTTTCTTTCCACCCCATAGTTGAGTATAGATTCGTCATTGTGCGAATCTGTCTCAGCTCATCCATGTAAGTCCTTAACATAAGTTGAAAATACTCCGTTTGTTTCTTATTGTAAAGTACAATACCTTGATCTGCTATAGCACTAGGAAACTCTCTAGCCCCATCAGTAAGGTACGCTTGTCTTAAATTCAGTTCTTGCCACCCCATGTGTGGTCTATCCCAATGAAATCTAACTGTTTCATAGCCTAGTGATTCATCAAGACCATAGCCTACGGGGTATATATCAAACTTACATACATCAATATCTGTGTCATCAATGGTTACTTTGATACCATCTTTAGTTCTTTTAAATGGTTTAGGCATGGGTACAGCGTTAGCTACTTTGTCAGGAGCCTGCTTTATTATAGGAGCTTCTTGATATTGCACACCTAGTCTAGCTGGTGAGCCTATCTTTCCCTTGTATTTACAACCCCTACAGCCTGTAGGTCTACTAGATTCAAACTTAGCACAGGTAGTGGGGCCTGACGCAGACTCTTTCCATTGATTTAACTTCTGCTTAGTTGACCTTTCACTATACCCAGTATGCCCCTTAGACCACTCTATTGCTGTTGTTTCAGGGTCTTGGCAGAAAGCGGCTACCCCTATTAAACTGTACCATAACGGCTCATCTACCTTATCTTGATTGTCTATAGCCCACTCTATCTGTTTACATTTCTTAGCAACCACTGAGCCGACAGCTGGTTGGTATTCATTCTTAGTGGCTAGGTTATCCAACAACGAGTTGTCATGTGTGCTGCTCTTTTGGTGATCACCCGCTACGTAGTAGTATGATAAGCGTTGCTTTAAAATCTCAGGGCTAGTTGCCTCAGACTCTACTAATACCTTAACTTCATTACCATTCTTTGGATTGTGAGTGCCCACAGGTCGTAGTACTAGTGCACTATTTGCTGTAAGTCCTGCGTCTATCTTAAATTCTTTTTGTATAGCGGCTTGTTTCATAGCCTCAGCTAATGGTTTCCACTGCTCAGGTGGTAGCTCTTCATCTAGTACCCAGTATACATGCAGTCCATTACCTGAATGTACTATCATAGGCTTGGGTAACTTCAGGTCAGATACAAATTTACCTAGTGCTACTAGTCCTTCTTTCCATGAAGGGTATGGTTTATTACCACCGCAATCTATATCTATAGCTACTACCTTAGTAGCTCTTACGTTATCTTGTTTCCTGTTACCCTTTTGCTTAAACGCAGATATTGCGAAGTAAGTATTGTTATTAGTTTTGTCAAGTCTTTCACATACTTGTGCAAGTTCGTCCACAGACTTAAAGAATCCCTGCCTTCTACCGTCAGGATTGATGACAGTAGTTACATAAAACCCCTCAGCTGGTAAAACTTGCTGGAGAAATTCCAACATATTCATATTTGCTTTACCTTTATTACGGTGGCTAGACCTTTATCTAACCACCATTTGTTATATTATTCCTTTTTCTCTAAAACCTCAAGAAGGCTCTTGAACCTATCCTTCTGCTCTATAGCTATAATCCTAGGCATTGGCCACCCATCACCCATGATTGCTAGTAGTTGCCTAAGCATATCTCTAACTCTCTCATCATTCTTCTTACGGACAGGCTTACCTTTAACCCATCCGTAATAAGTCATGCGAGATACCTCTAAAAGCTCAGCCATGTTACTAGTAGTAAGTAACATATGTTTCCTAAGAGCTTCTACTTTCTTAAAGTCTAGAGGTAACTTAGCCATTGGTTACTCCCCAACAAGCTTAGCTATCTCAGCAGCTAAGTCGTCGTCAGATGACACAACTGGTACATCTTCAGGCTCTTCAACTGGTACTGGTTTAGCTTTAGGTTTAGCTTTAGCTACAGGCTTTACTGGTTTGTCTTCCTCCGCAGCAGCTGCAGGAACGTTCACACTTATGTCAACTTGTTCCTCTGTGTCAGACTCTACTGAATCACTGGCTGCTGATACGTATCCATCTTCTTCCTCAAAGTTAAACTTGCCTGCTCCATCAGACCCCTCAACATATTGGATAACTTGTACTGCTCTAAGTCTTAGAGTAACACCTTGACCAATAGATGGTGAGCTATAGAAAGCTATAGCACCATTGACTTTAAGTTCTGAACCACCCCATATGTTATGGTTAACCATAGGGTTGTTCTTTGCGTCAAAGACAGATGGTTTGTACGCCGCTTTAGATTTAAACTTAATTAGAATGTTACCTGTTTCATTACCATCATCATCTTCTTCTTTAGAATAAGGTAACGGTGCACTCTTAAATTTAGTTTTAGGCTTAGCCTCTTTCAAAGCTTTTATCCCTGCTAGTAATTCAGCATTGATAAGATCAACTATAGGCTTAGCCTCCTCTTCAGGTACAGCAAGAGTAACTTTATATACTCCTTCTGCGTCAAATTGAGTGTCGGGTTTACTTATGTAAGGGTAATTTGCGACACCCACTGGGGTTGTAAATGTTTTATTAGCCATTTATTTTTCCTCAATATTAGTTATATAACCTACCTCAACAGAGAAACCGAAGTCCTCTGCGGTAGCTGATTGTCCACTAAGCGTTGCAAGTTCTCCTGTAACATACTTTACTTCGTCAGTACCTGTATATGTATCAACATATTTCTGAGTATCCTCAGGTAAGAACCCACCAAACTTAAAAGTAAGTCTTGGGTAGTTAACGTTCTCATCAAAAGATAGTATCGTCCTACATATTTCAGGAACAATACCTCTCATAGATAATGTTTTATGATACGCATTCAAGTTCTTTAATGACGAAGGTGTTATATGTAACAGACACACACCTCGCCTTGGTTTGTCCACAAGGATAACGGCTACTCTTTTTATATCAGAGCAATCTTTAACCTTGAATCCTGATGGTGTTATCCTAGAACCCCATGCATTACGTGGACATAATACACAGATATCGTTCTGAGGTGACACACTATTCTTATTAGGTGTCTTACCATCAAGAGAAAAACAATCAGGTGATGTCGAATCTCTATCATCTGACCATTCACTTTCATACCACATCTTAGACACGTCAGGGTTTGCACCCACGAACACCACCTCTAAACTTGTATCAGATAGAGTGTCGCATTCACCGTCCGTGATCACGCTGAAAGTAGAATTTTTTATAGAAAGCTTAGACCTGTTCATTAGTCTTCCACTTTATTAGCTGGTTTCCTTACATTAATATCTATTCGTGTACCATAATTTACTCCTGATGGCACAACTTTCTCTTCTTCAATATATCCTTTTACTGCTCGCTTACTAACTCGTTTCTCTAGTAAATCATAAGCCTCATTATCTTTTATAAACTCAAGCACTGCGTCCCAATCAGCTACCTGTGCGTAGTCACTAGTAGTTAAGAATGCTGTACCTTTAGCTGTCTTAAACGAATCAACTCCCTCTTCGTCAGCTCTGTTTTTAATCCAAGCCTCAAGCTTAATCATTTGCTCTTTGATACCCATAACTTTTTCCTTAGCCTCAGACTCAATAGATTCTTTCTGACTTCTTAGTTTAAGGTATGCCTCTATAACTTTATTTACAGTCAACATATTATTTCCTCTCATTTTTAATAAGGTCTAGTAATAAACCTTGTAGTTTTTGTTTACATTTAAGACGTTCATACATTTTATATTCAAGTTCGGTCGCCTCTATATGTATAATGTTTGACACGTGTTTCTTCCCTATCCTCTCTATCCTTCCATTCGCCTGAATGTATTGCTCATTACTAGTCACTGGTCCATACCATATGATTGTGCTAGCCGCTGTCAACGTAAGCCCATGTGCCATAGTGGCAGGGTGGGCAATAAGGACACGAGGGTCTTTAGCATTTTGAAAGTCATAGAATATCTTGTTTCTTTTTGTAGCTGATACTTCTCCATTGACTACCGCAACGCTCCATTGTTTAGAGAGAATCCTCTCCAACATTCTTAACGTACCTGTTAGTGGTACAAATACTATTACCTTACCG